CGATGTGGTTTCCATGTAGGAATACAGACATACTGGCATCGTTGCGGATAGTTACGGCGGTGTTGCCTGACTGCCAAGATTTACGGCTATGAATAGCGGAAATCATTTGTTGTTCTATTTTTCTCATTTTGTAATTCTCCAAAGTTAGGATAATGCGTTTAGTGACTAAGACCCTTCGCAGGGTTTCGGGCAATTAGCCCTCATCAGTTAGCCTAGTTAATATAAATTGTATTGTGAACTACATCAACCCTATAATTAACATGGGTATCCTCTGGATAGTCTTTAAATACAAACATTACATCAGTTTTTTTCATTTCAAACTCTGTTCCGTCATCATTACTGAATTTGACATAGCCCATAACCCTTGAGCATTGTTTTAAGTCTTTTTTGAATTGTGCTAAGTTTGCCATTATTATTTTCTTTCTTTTGTGAGCTGCTCAATGTCTAAGACTGCTTGAGTTGCGTGGTTTAATATTGTTTGTACATATCCGTATTGAACCCTGTTCTCTGTCAGGTCGTGTATGCACTCTGTGGCATCTTGAAGAAGGTCTTGAAGATAATACAATCTGCTCTGGTCTGACATCTTGGCTAGGTCTATTACTGTTAGTCTGCTCATTTGTATTGCTCCTTATCTACTGTTGATTGAAACTACACCTATAGTCTGAACTTGTATTTTCAATCCGTCAATAGGTTTTGATGTATTTGTTGTATTTTTTTCTATATCTTTTAGTTATATAAAACCCAGTCTTTATACTAAGGGTTTACCCCTAGAAAATCGAGTTCTCGAGTTGGTAATACTAACCCCTCAAAACAGACTAAAACGGCTCAAAAGCTCTCTAATCCAGTTTAAACAGTATCTAAGGGTTTACCCTATATTGTGTTTATGTTGTGAGTGTCTACTAACTTTCCCGAGCTGTGAATGAGTGAGTCCTTACTAACTTAGTAGGTTAGTGGATGCTAACTATGTTGCACTATATAGGTGCATCATCGCAACATACGCAACCATCACAGAACTTCAAAGAAACTACCCTCTAACATGACAATAATGGCTTGGTTGATGTAAGTGAGTGCTTACTTCGCTATAGGGGGGAGGGGGTGTTGATGTTATATATTATATTGCGGTAGCCGCTATAGCACACAAAAGAGTAAAATAGGACTTATCTCAACACTGACCTAAATAGTTGATAATAAAAGATAAAGTTATCAATAAAATCACTAATGGAAACTGCTCACTGCGAAGCAGGTCTGCGGAGGTCAATAAAGCTGTGGTAGCCCCGCTACGGTAATAGCATAGTAGACTATAGGGTCTATAAAATAATGCTTGACAAAATCACGAAAGTATGCTAAAATCGCTTTACAAGAGTTCAGCAACACACTATAAAGTAATCGGGACAGTCCCCTTCGGGACGACAAGTTATAGCGTACTGTAGCATGGGGAACGAATAACCGACAGGTAGTTCCCCCTGATAGCGAACAACAGTCTACGACAGCACTCTATAGTATTAGTAGGACTCTTTAAATTTTTTAACTTTTGTCTCCTTAAAGGATAAAGACTAATGTCTGATGATGTGTCTTCTAAAGAAGTGATGGTGGTTAAAAAACCAAAAAGACCGAAGATTCGCAGACGAGAAGTGGTTGATGGTAAACCAAAGCGTGGTCGTCCAACAAAGGCGGCTATCGCCAAGAAAAAGAATCCCGGCATTTTAGGTCGTCCTCCCGGTGACGCTGCAAGGATTGCTGAATTTAAAGCTAGGTTGCTGGCTACCGCTGGTGACACTGTGATTACAAAGATTATTGAAACTGCCCTTGCTGATGGTCATCCAGCGCAGGGTGCAATGTTAAAGTTCTGCGGTGAAAGATTATTACCGTTGTCTAGTTTTGATGCAAAGAGTGGTGGCGGTACTCCACAGATTAGTATTAATATTACTGGTATTAACAGTCCAATAATTGAAGCTACGGAAGTGATTGACAATGAGATTACTGACGTGGATGTTGAATAATGGCTGAATTAAACTTTAGTTTACTAAATTGGCAAAAAGAAGTATTTAAAGACCCTACACGATTCAAGGTTATTGCTGCTGGTCGTCGCTGTGGTAAGTCTCGATTATCTGCAGTAACCCTACTGATTGAGGGGATTAATTGTCCTGAAGGTTCTAGTGTGATGTATGTTGCACCAACGCTAGGACAAGCTAGAACCATTATCTGGGATTTGTTGATGGACTTAGGTAGACCAATTATCAAGTCTGCTCACATCAACAACTTAGAGATTACTCTAATTAATGGTCGTAAGATTTTAGTTCGTGGTGCTGATAATCCAGACTCGCTTCGTGGTGTCAGTTTAACGTATTTGGTATTGGACGAGTGTGCTTTTATTAAAGCAGAAATTTGGGAGAAGGTCTTACGAGCTTCTTTATCTGACAAGAAGGGTAGAGCTATGTTCATTTCTACCCCGTCTGGACGTAATCATTTCTATGATTGGTATCAGCTAGGTCAAGACGGTACAGATGAAGAATGGAAGTCTTGGCACTTCACCACTGCAGATAACGAAACCATTGACCCTAAAGAGATTGAAGCTGCTAAGCGTACTTTAAGTTCTTTTGCTTTTGGACAAGAATATTTGTCTTCCTTTAACAACGCTGGTGCTGGATTGTTTAAAGAAGAATGGATTAAATTTGATGATGAGCCTAAGTCTGGTAGTTGGTACATTGCAATCGACTTAGCTGGATTTGAAGAAGTAGCTAAGAACGCTTCTGCTTCTAAGAAAAGATTAGACCAATCCGCTATTGCGTGTGTTAAAGTAACTGATGATGGTAAGTGGTTTGTTGATAAGATTGAAGCAGGTCGCTGGGATATTGAAGAAACTGCTACTAGAATCTTAAAGAATATTGCACAGTATGAGCCACTAGCAGTCGGTATTGAGCGAGGAGCACTAAAGAACGCTGTATTGCCTTATTTGAGTAACTTGATGCGTCAACATAATTGCTACGCTCATATTGCTGATTTAACGCATGGAAATAGAAAAAAAGTAGATAGAGTGATTTGGGCTTTGCAAGGTAGGTTTGAGCATGGTCAAGTGATTCTAAATGCGGAAGGTGACTTTGATGAGTTTGTTGACCAGTTACTCATGTTCCCTACTAATCAAGTTCACGACGATTTACCTGATGCTTTATCTTACATCGACCAATTAGCGGTAACAACTTATGCTTTTGACGATGCTGATGAAGAATATGAATGTATGGATATAATTAGTGGCTACTGACAAGGACTAAAATGGCTGAAAATATGGACATGAACGAAGGAACTCAGTGGGATGAACCTACTGAATCAGATAAAGAGATTATCTCGTTCGTTATCGAGCACACTGATTTATGGAGAGACTATCGTGACCAAAACTTTCTAGATGACTGGGAAGAATACGAAAGAATCTTTAGAGGTGAGTGGGAAGCACAGGACAAAACTCGTGAGTCAGAGCGTAGTCGTATCATTTCTCCTGCAACGCAACAAGCTATTGAGACTCGTCATGCAGAGATTATGGAAGCAATCTTTGGTGATGGTGAGTACTTTGATATTAAAGACGATGTAGCTGACCAACAACCAATGGATGTCGCTGCTCTTAAAATTCAGTTACAAGAAGATTTAGAAAAGCAAAAGGTTCGTAAACAAATAGACCAAATCGAATTGATGGCAGAGATTTATGGTACTGGCATCGGTGAGATTGTAGTTAAAAAAGAAACAGAGTATATTCCTTCTACTCAACCAATTCCCGGTTCTACACAAGCAGCTTATGGTGTTGTAGAGCGTGAATACACCTGCGTTAAATTAAACCCTGTAAACCCTAAGAACTTTTTAATTGACCCTAACTCTTCTACTGTTGAAGATGCTTTAGGTGTGGCAGTGGAGAAGTTTGTGTCTATTCACAAAATTGTGGAAGGCATGGAAAAAGGTATCTATCGTAAAGTGAACATCAACTATGCTGCTGATGACACTGCACTAGAGCCAACTCAAGAACTCAAACAGTTTCAAGATGGTAAAGTTCGTCTATTGACCTACTACGGTTTAGTTCCTCGTGAGTACCTTGAGCAGTTAGAAAATACTGAAGGTGAAGAAGTTGTTGACTTGTTCCCAGATGACTCTGTTGCTGACGATTATTCTGACCTTGTAGAAGCTATTATCGTTATTGCTAACGATTCTATGCTCCTTAAAGCAGAGAAGTCCCCTTACATGATGAAAGACCGTCCTATCGTAGCGTATCAGGATGATACAGTTCCTAATCGCTTCTGGGGTCGTGGCACTGCAGAAAAAGCCTACAATATGCAAAAAGCGATTGACGCTCAATTGCGTAGTCATTTGGATAGTCTAGCCCTAACTACCTCGCCAATGATTGCTATGGACGCTACAAGGCTTCCTAGAGGTGCTAAGTTTGAAGTTAAACCCGGTAAAGCAATTCTTACTAACGGTGCTCCTTCAGAGATTTTGTTCCCATTTAAGTTCGGTCAGACAGACCAGACTAACATTGCTACCTCACAGAACTTTGAGCGTATGCTTTTGCAAGCCACTGGTACTGTAGATTCGTCAGGTATGCCTTCACAAGCTCCTCGTGATGCTGGTACAGGCGGTATGTCAATGGCAATGGCTGGTATTATTAAGAAATACAAGCGTACACTGACTAATTTCCAAGAAGATTTCTTGATTCCGTTCATTCGTAAGGCTGCTTATCGTTATATGCAGTTTGACCCTGAGCGTTATCCTTCTAAAGACTACAAGTTTATGCCAACTGCCACCCTTGGTATCATGGCTCGTGAGCATGAACAGCAACAATTCATTGCTTTGTTGCAAACTTTAGGACCAAATACACCAGTATTACCACTGATTCTCAAAGGAATTATCGGTAACTCTAGTTTATCTAATAAAGTTGAGCTTTCTGCTGCATTAGACCAGATGAGTCAACCTAATCCACAGGTACAACAGTTACAACAAGCTGAACAACAGCTTAAACTACAGGCTGCACAGGCTCAAATTAAGAGTTTGGACGCTTCTGCTGCTAAAGACATGGCAGATGCTCAGAAAACGATGGTTGAGGCTCAGTTAGCTCCTAAAGAGACTGAAGCTAAGGTTATTTCGTCTATTTCTCGTAACCTCCCACAACAGGGTAACGAAGCCAATGTAGAATTTGACCGCAGAGTCAAAATTGCAGAGCTAATGCTTAAAGAAGCAGACTTGAAAAACAATACTAAGATTGTTGAGTTGCAAATGTCTAACAAAGCTGCTACAATAGGGAAAACAGAAGAAGATTTCTTGAATAACCTCACTTCTAAACTATCTCAATAATGGCTAATATTAAAGATTTTATCAAAAAGATAGGCGATGAGTCTGTTTCTTTAGAGGAACAGCAACAAGCCTTAGCTCAAGTAGAAAAAACCATTGTTGAAGCGAAAGCTAAACGAGAAGAGTCTATTGGTAAAAATGTAGACTTAGTTATTTCTGCTTTAAAAAATATTGAATCTAAACTAGAGTCTAAATTAGTTGAACTAAATAATACTCCTGCTAAACAGGGTGTTCAAGGACAACAAGGTCCTGCTGGTAGAGATGGTCGTGATGGAAAAGACGGCTATACTGGTCGAGATGGTAAAGACGGAGTTGATGGTAAAGACGGTAAAGATGGTGAAGACGGTGTTTCTGTTGCTGACGCACAGATTGACTTTGATGGTTCGTTATTAATTACGCTTTCTGATGGTCGTGAGATTGATGCAGGTACAGTTATTCCTCTTGATGTTGCTAAACAGATTCATTCTGTCTCTACTAACGGTGGAGGTACTTCTCAACCTGTTTTAGACGCTATTGCTAGTTTACAAGCACAGATTAATACTTTAACTGGTATTGATGGTGTTTTAGGAAGTATGGCACAGCAAGACGCTAATGCCGTAGCCATTACTGGTGGTTCTATTACTGGAATCACAGACTTAGCTATTGCAGACGGTGGTACTGGTGCATCAAATGCTAGTGGTGCAAGAACTAATTTAGGTTTAGGAACAATCTCCACTCAAGCTGCAAGTTCTGTAGCCATTACTGGTGGCACAATAGACAACACAGTCATTGGTGGAACTACCCCAGCCGCAGGTACATTTACTACTATTACAGGACAGACAGAAGTATTAAAAGGTACTGGGCAGAATTTAACTATACAAAGTCAAACTTTTGCAAATGCAGCTTGGGGTAAATCAAACACTTCTATTACATCTTCAACAGCAACTGCTCCTGATT